GTCGTTCCGATCTATCTACCTCGTTTTCCACTTCCCACGCGGAGGCTCTGATGGCTGCACGCCGGCCGGCCCCGCTGCGTGCGGTTGTCGAGGGTGAGACGCGTTCCGAGAAGCAGTCGGTGGCTCAGGCCGCCGCGTCCGGTGACCACCGTGCGCTGCTGGTCGCGATGCGTGAGCGGATCGCGGTCACGGTGTCCAACCCGGACTGCCCGCCGCGCGACCTGGCGGCTCTGACTCGCCGACTGCAGGACATCGCGAAGGAGATCGACGTGCTCGACCTCCGCGCGAAGGAGGAGGCGCGAGAAGGTGCCGTCAGCCCCGACGAAGCCTGGGACGCGGAAGCGCTCTAGCCCTGCTCGCAAGGTCACGGCCGCTCCTGTTCGGAAGCTCTCGGACGTGGCGCGCAAGATCGTCACACCATCCGGGATCGTTTCGACGGGATGGCCCGGCGTGCGCGACACGTGCACGATGAAGCTCGGGGTGACGTTCGACCCGTGGCAGGACGGCGCCGGCCGTCTGATCCTGTCGAAGCGGGCGGACGGCAACCTCGCTGTGATGGTCGGCGGCGTCGGCATGTCGCTGCCACGCCAGGTCGGCAAGACGTACCTGATCGGCGCCATGACGTTCGCGCTGTGCATCAACCAGCCGGGTCTGCTGGTCATCTGGTCGGCGCATCACTCGAAGACTCACGGCGAGACGTTTCTGTCGATGCAGACCTTCGCGAAGCGGTCGAGGGTCGCGCCGTATGTGGCGCAGGTTTTCAAGGGATCAGGCGACGAGGAGATCCGTTTCCACAACGGGTCGCGCATTCTGTTCGGCGCGCGTGAGCGCGGCTTCGGTCGCGGTGTCCCTGGCGTGGACATGATCGTGTCGGACGAGGCGCAGATCATGTCGGACAAGGCGCTCGACGATCAGCTCGCGACGATGAACACGTCCAAGTTTGGGCTCGCGATCTACGTCGGCACACCACCTCGCCCGGCTGATCCGTCCGAGGCGTTCACCCGGATGCGGACCGAGGCATGGGACGGCGACCTGCGAGACGCCGTGTGGATCGAGCTGGGCGCCGATCCCAACGTGGACCCGAGCGACCGGAAGGTGTGGGCGCGGGTCAACCCGTCGTATCCGTCCCGGACGCCTGCGGAGTCGCTGCTGCGGTTGCAGCGCAAGCTGACCCCCGATTCCTTTCTACGCGAGGGCCTGGGCGTGTGGGATGCCGCTGCGGGGACCGGTGTGATCACGGTGGCGTTGTGGGACCTGCTCGCCGACAAGGCTGCGGCACCGAAGGGCCGGCTCGTCCTCGGCATGGACGTGGCCCCGTTCCACTCCAACGCGTCCATCGTCGTCTCGGACGGCAAGGCGTTGGAACTCGTCGACTGCCGACCAGGCGCGTCGTGGCTTGTCGCCCGCGTCGCCGACATGGTCAAGGATCACGGCATCCGAGTCGTGGCCTACGACCCCTCCGGTCCGATCGGTGCACTGGTCCCCGACTTCAAGGCTGCGGGTATCACGCTGACGCCGGTCGAGAGCAAGGACTCCACCCGCGCCCTGGGTGCCTTCACTGCCGCTGTCCGGGAGCGCACGTTCCGCCACCGTGGGGAGCCTGAGTTCGCAGCGGCCATCGCGGGCGCCCGCCGCCGCTCCGTCGGCGACGGCCACAAGTGGTCGCGCAAGGACTCCACTGTCGACATCACTCCGCTCGTCGCCGCGACCGTGGCGCTGTGGGTGGCATCCCTCAAGCCACCGCCGCTCACCGACGCGGAGCTCATCAACTCCATCCACTGACGGGAGCGACGTCGTGCGCGAACTCGTCACGACGGCTCTCGAGCTGATCGCCGCGCTCCTGGTCATCACGGGCGTGTTCATCCTCGCGGGCGTCGGCGTCGCGCTGATCGTCGCGGGTCTGATCGCGGCGGGCGCGTCGTGGGCGCTCGTCATGTCGGCGCCCGATGAGCGGAAGGAGCCGGCGTGAGCATCCTCTTTCGCCGCCCGAGCGCTCCCGAGGCGCGGTCGCTGTCGTACCAGTCGGTGTTCGGCACGGGCGCCGACGTGGATCTGTTCGGCAGTGGCGTCGCTGGGCAACTGCAGCTGATCCCGCTGTTCGCGGCGCAGCGGCTGATCATCGACCAGTTCGCCTCCACGCCGTTCCACGCCTACCGGCTCGGGGCCGCTGGCGACAAGCAGCGCATGACGTCGCAGCCGCAGCTCGTCAGCAACCCCTCGAGCGTGGGTCACCTCCCGTTCGCGTGGAAGGCGCAGCTCGTCGCGTCGCTGCTGTCGTATGGCAACGCCTACGGGTTGATCGTCCGCCGTGACGACGTCGGTTCGGCGACCGGGCTGGACTGGCTCGACCCGACGCACGTCAGCGTCGACGAGTCCAACCCCATGGTGCCGATCTACTACTACGACGGCCGCACGATCCCCCGTTCGAGCCTGCTGCACATCCCGTGGATCCTGCAGCCCGGCAAGTGGAAGGGCCTGTCGCCGATGCAGGCGTTCAAGGTCGCCTTCGAGACGGGCCAGTCGGCGCAGATCAGCGCCCGTGACTGGTTCGTCAACGGCGCCATCCCGACCGGAATCCTCAAGAACGTCGACCGGGACGTATCTGCCGAGACCGCCGGCGTTGCCAAGGAGCGCTTCAAGGTGGGCGCGGCCGGCCGTGACGTCGTCGTGCTCGGCTCCGAGTGGGACTACTCCACCATCGGCATCCCGGCCGACGAGGCGCGCTTCATCGAGCAGCTCAAGATGACGGCCACGCAGATCGCCTCCATCTACGGAATCCCAGCGGAGATGATCGGCGGCGAGACGGGCGCGTCGATGACGTACAGCACCCTCGAGCAGCAGTCCATGAACTTCCTCACCTACACCATGAACCCCTGGTTCGTGCGGGTCGAGGACGCGCTGACGACGCTCCTGCCGCAGCCGCAGTACGTGAAGTTCAACACCGACTCGCTGGTACGCGCCGACCTCGAGGCACGGATGCGCGCCCACGAGATCGCCCTGCGCATCGGCCTGGAGACGCAGGACGAGGGCCGCAACACCGAGGACCGTCCTCCGCTGACCGACGAGGAGAAGGCCGCATGGATGGCCGTCTACGCGAAGGTTCCGCCGCCCCCGCCACCCGCAACGAGATGAGCCCCGCCATGACGACACGCACCGAGGAGCCGCGGAGCTCGCCGGGCACCGTCGAGCTCCGCGCCAAGGGCGACGGGCCGCCGGCCATCGGGGGCTACGCGCTCAAGTTCGACACCCTGTCGCAGAACCTCGGCGGCTTTGTCGAGACGATCGCGCACGGCGCACTCGACAAGACGCTCGCTGACGGCGGCGACGTGATGTGCCGCTACCAGCACGAGGACCACTTCCTCCTGGGCCGCACGTCGAGCGACACCCTCACCCTCACGCTCGACCAGGTAGGGCTGCTGTACGAAGTGCAGCCGCCCGCGACGACCTACGCCGACAACGTGCTAGCCCTCGTCGGGCGCGGTGACGTCAAGCACTCGTCGTTCGCCATGCGCGTCATGGAGGACGACTGGTCGTTCACCGAGCAGGGCTTCCCGCTCCGGACGATCCGGGCGCTGTCGCTGGTCGACGTCGCCCCCGTCGTCAATCCCGCGTACCTCGACACCTCGACCGGACTCCGGTCGCTGGCAGAGGTACGCGGACTCGACCTCGGCGCGGTCACCGCCGCAGCCAAGTCCAACACCCTCGCCGAACTGCTCCGCGCAGCCGAGGCGACCACTGACAACGCGACGGGCACGCCGGGCGAAACCCACGGGCTCATCGCGATTCGGCGGCGGCGCGCCGAGCTCGACCAGCGCCGCACCTCCTGAGGCCGGGCGACACCCACCTCAAGCATCCGCACCGCCCCTTAGCCCCCGTGCAAACGCCGGGGGCTTCGTCATGCCACAAGGAGTCCCGATGGACAAGACACTCGCGCAGAAGCTCCAGGAGCGTCGCGCCAGCATCTGGGAGGGCGCCAAGGCCCTCCTGGACACCGCCGAGACGGAGGGACGCGACCTCTCGACCGAAGAGGACACGTCCTACCGCAAGATGAACGACGACATCAACGCCATCGACGAGCGCGTCAAGGGCTTCGTCGCCGACGAGAAGCGCGCCAAGGAGGCCGACGAGGCGTTCCGCGCCATCCTCGACGCCCCCGAGAACCGGGACGCACCCAAGCCCCCGGACGCACCCGCCGCCGACATCCGGTCGTTCCTGCAGGGCAAGGCCGGCAAGTCCTTCGAGGTCCGCGCCGGTCGCCCGATGGGAACGGCTGAGTTCCGGACCCTGAGCAAGCTCACGGCCGGCGCCGGTGCCAACACGGTGAAGACGTCGTTCTACGACCAGCTCATCGCGCACCTCATCGAGGTCAGCGGGATCATGCTGGCCGGGCCGACCGTGCTGAACACCAGCACGGGCGAGCAGATCCAGGTGCCGAAGACGACGTCTCACTCCACGGCGTCGCTCATCGCGGAAGCCGGCACCATCACGGCATCCGACCCGGCGTTCGGCCAGGTCCCGCTCGACGCGTACAAGTACGCGTTCCTGCTGGAGGTAGCCCTCGAGCTGGTCAACGACACCAGCGTCGACCTCGAGGGCTACCTCGCCATGCAGTCCGGTCGTGCCGTGGGCAACGCGTTCGGCGCCCACGCCATCACGGGCACCGGTACGTCGCAGCCCAACGGGCTCGTCACGGCCGCGACACTCGGCGTCACGGGTGGTACGGCCGTCGTCGGTGCGTTCACCGCTGACAACCTGATCGACCTGTTCTTCTCGGTCATCGCCCCGTACCGCAACAGCGCGTCGGCCGGATGGCTCATGAAGGACAGCACGCTGGGCAACGCCCGCAAGCTCAAGGACTCCACGGGTCAGTACCTGTGGCAGCCCTCGCTGCAGGTCGGCGCCCCGGACGTCATCCTCGGCAAGCCCGTCTACACCGACCCCAACGTCGCAGCCGTCGCGCTGAACGCCAAGTCGGTCGTGTTCGGCGACGTGTCGCAGTACTTCGTCCGCATGGTCGACGGAATCCGCTTCGAGCGGTCCGACGACTACGCCTTCAACACCGACCTCGTCACCTACCGCTGCATCCTGCGAGCGGACGGCGACCTGGTCGACACCACCGGCGCGGTCAAGTACTTCGCCGGCGCCGCTTCCTGATCTCGGCGCCTTCTCTGGCGGGGCGACCTTCACCGGTCGCCCCGCCGGGGTGCGCGCCGAGATTCGGCTGCAGATCAGGGAGGCACGTCATGTCCAAGATCAAGCTCAAGGTCCAGATGAGCGGCACTCGCAACGGCGAGGACTGGCCCGCCCCGGGTTCGGTCGTCGACCTGCCCGCGGAGGAGTCCGCGCAGCTCGTGTCCCAGGGGTGCGCGGCCGAGCTCGAGGAAGACGAGCCGGCCATCGAGTTCGCGGTCGCACCGTCGGTCGGCGTGGAGAAGCGCGCCGCCAAGCCCTAGCCCCACCGCACCACTCACACACACCTGAACAGAGACCGCCCAGGAGGGCCGATGTCGAACGACACTGCGACCGCGACCGATGGCATGGCCGTCGGTGTCGGACTCGCCATCCCCGAACGGGCCATCTGGCACTGCGACTGGACCATCGAGCGGTGGACCGAAGCATCCGTGCTCGAGGCGCAGGCCCTGCTCGGCTTCGAGCCGAAGCTCGAGGACTTCCGCCGCCTGCTCTTCGCACCCGATGACAAGTCCCTCGTCGTCGGGAACCTCCTCACCACCGCTGGCCTCGGGCGGATCGCGACGCTGGTCACCGCTGGCACCGGCAACCTGATCAGCTCGACGACCGCCCGGGTGGGTGTCGGCAACGGCGCAGGCTCAGCGGTGATCGGGGACACCGACCTCGGTGCGACTGCCGGCTCCTCGAACCGGTGGTTCCAGACGTGCACTGTGTCGATCCCGTCGAACGTGTGGACCTTCGCGGCTTCGTTCGCGTCGGCCGACGGGAACTTCGCGTGGAACGAGTTCGGCATCGACATCGGCACCGCGACCGTGACGGCCGGTGCGACAGTCGGCGCGGTCCTGCTGAACCACAAGACGGCGATCGCTCAGGGCACCAAGGCGTCCGGCCAGGTCTGGTCGGCCACGGCGACGATCACGCTGGCCTGACATGAGCTTCATCACCGGCACACAGGCCGAGGTCCTCGCAGCGAGCACGCAGCCGGGTACGAACCTGGCGACGTTCACGACCGAGGACAGCCTGCAGAAGACGCTCGCGCCGATCATCATCCCGGCTGGGTTCTTCTTCAACGCGCAGTCCGCGGGAAAGACCCTGAAGGTGAAGGCGTCCGGCCTGCTCGGGTCGACAGCGACACCGACGTTCACGTGGTCGGCGCGGCTGCTCACCAGCACATCGTGGACCGCTGGTGGCATCCTGCTCGGCTCCAGCCCCGCACTGACGACCGGATCCGGCGTCACCCTGGCACCGTGGTTCCTCGAGCTCGACATCGTCATGCGGAACCCGAACCCCGGGGCCACGTCGGTGATCTGCGCTCAGGGTGAGGTGCGGTCCGCCGCCGGGCTGGCGTCCCCGTTCGGTGGGTCCATCCCGCCGGCGAACACGAGCCCGCAGATCAGCACGTTCGACAACTCGCTGACCTACTACCTCTTCCTGTCAGCGGCGTGCTCGGCGTCGAACGCGGCGAACCTCATCAACCTTCAGATGATCAAGTGCTACGGCGAGAACTGATGAGCCGCCACCGTAAGCCCGTGCCCCGCCGCTCGTACCGCGGCCTCGTCGCAGCTGCTGCCGTGATAGTCCTCGTCGCGGTCCCGGTCGGCATCGCCCAGGCAGCATCGTCGGGCCCGTCGATCGACGACCTCCGCGCCCGGGCGCACGCCCTCACAGCAGAGGCCGCGGCACTCTCAGCGGACCTGGACGCATGGACCCCGGACACAGTCAGCGTCCCGGGCCCGACGACGACGCTGACCCCGGCGCCCGGCCCCACCGTGACCGTCACAGAAGCGCCCGCTCCCGGGCCAACGGTCACGGTCACGGCAACCCCGGCACCGACCGTCACCGCATCCCCCACACCAACCGTGGTGGCGTCGCCCAGCCCTACGCCGACCCCGTCGCCTACGACCACGGTGGCCACGGGATGCGCGCGGCTACCGTCCTCGTGCGGATTCCCTGACGCCACGAACACCGGCGTACCTGCCGGCACCGTGCTCAAGCGGGTGCCGCAGGACGTCACCAAGGGTGTCGGGTGGGAGTGGGACGGCAAGCGGATCCAGGTCAGCAACAACGCGGTCCTGGACGGGCTCCAGATCGGTGCCGACCTGTCGATCCTCGACGCGACCAACGTGCTGGTCAAGAACTGCCTGATCATCGCGGGGACCGACACGTTCGGGATCGCGCTGCGGCACTCGACCAACGTCACCATCCAGGACACGTCGGTCACGAGCTCGAAGGGCTCGGACCGGTCCCTGACCCTGATCACCGACGTCTACCGCGACTCCGTCAACACCAAGATCCTCCGGGTCAACCTGACCGGCTCGAGCGGATCCGTGTCGATGGACGCCGGGCTGCTGCAGGACTCCTACCTCCACGACCTGGGCTACCGCGCCGGAGACCACACCAACGGTTTCACGTCAAACAGCACCAGTGGGCAGCTCACGATCCGGCACAACACCGTGCTCAACTCGTTCACGCAGACCGACGCGATCAGCCTGTTCCAGGACTTCGGCCCGCAGAACAACCGCCTGATCGAGAACAACCTGGTGGCCGGTGGCGCCTACGCGATCTACGGCGGCAGCGACGGGTCCTCCGGCTCGTCCAACGTGATCATCCGGAACAACGTGTTCTCCCGGATCTACTTCGCGAACTGCGGGCAGTACGGGCCCATCGCGCACTTCAACGCCGGGAGCAACGGGAACGTGTGGTCGGGCAACGTCTGGGACGTCACCGGCCTGCCTGTCGCGAACAGCTAGTCCAGGCGGGAGCCGAAGATGCCCGCCTGGTTGAACCACGTTGCAGTCGCCGCCCCTCGCAACGGCACTACGACGCACACGGTGGACCCGAACGCGGGGACCGTCGTCGCGGGGACGGCGTTCGTCCCCACGGCGGGAACGCTGCTCGTGGTGTTCTGCGACGGCGCGGTCACGAGCACCACGCCTTCGGGTTGGACGTTGCCGACGAACGGGTCGGCGATCAACAAGACCGGCCTGTACATCTGGTATCGCACGGCGGCCGGTGCGGACACGTTCTCCACGACGCACAACGCGAGCAACTACCCGGCGATCTTCGACATCTACGAGTTCCCGGCCGGGTCGACGTTCGTCAAGGCAGCGTCGGCGACGGCGGTCGCGTCGGGGGTCGCGGGTCCGAACCTGACCGGGCTGACCGGGACGAATACCACGGTCGGCGTGATCGGCATCGTCGGCAACACCGGCGCGACGGCGGCGTCGTTCGTGTGGAATGCGGGCACGGAGGCCGTCGACACGGCTGTCGTGTTCTCCACGACGGACGGCTACGGCTACGGCCTCACCTACGAGGACGGCGTCACCGCCTCCTCGAAGCAGTACACCTCGACGGACACGCAGACCGGCGGCCTCGACTCCGCCGAGCAGCTCACAGTCGCGTTCAACATCGCGGCGGCTGCTGCGGCGGGCATGGTCGCGAGGGCGGCTCAGCCGGGCCGGACGTGGCAGCGCCGGTTCAAGCACCGCCAGGTGCTGCCGTTCTTGGGCGACTCTGGCACCGGGAGCAACCCGGCGCTACCCGACACCGCTGCGGGCACTGACGCCGTCACGGTCACAGCGACCGCGCCCCTCACCGACACCGCAGCCGGCACCGACAACGCCACCGTCACAGCGACGGCGCCGCTGACCGACACGGCCACAGGCACCGACGCGCTCGCCATCACAGTCGCCGTCCCGCTGGCGGACACCGCGACGGGCACGGACGCACTCACGTCGCCCACGGTCACCGCAGCCCTCGCTGACACGGCAGCGGGGACAGACGCCCTCACCACGAGCGCGACGGTCGCGCTCGCTGACACCGGCACTGGCACCGATGCGATCAACGTGTCGTCGGGCTCCAACCCGAGCCTGCCCGACACCGCCACCGGCACCGACGCGATCACGACCACCGCGTCCGCGACCCTCGCCGACACAGCGGCCGGCACGGACGCCCTGGCCGCCGTTGCCGCCCTCACGCTCGCGGACACTGCCGCAGGTACCGACGCCGTCACGACGACCGCAGCGGTGCCCCTGGCCGATACCGCAGCCGGGACGGACACCCTCGCCGCCTCGGCCGCTGTGCCCCTGGCGGACACCGGCGCCGGTGCGGATGCACTCGCAGCTACCGCGACCGTCCCACTCGCGGACGCGGCCACCGGTACGGACGCGATCATCGTCAGCACCGGGAGCAACCCGGCGCTGCCCGACACCGCTGCGGGCACCGATGCGATCTCGGCGACCGTCACCACGACGATCCCCGACACGGCCACGGCGACGGACTCCCTCGCCTCCACGGCGACCACGACGCTCACGGACACCGGCACGGCGACCGACGCGATCAGCGTCACCCGCTCGCTGACCGTCACAGACACCGCAGTCGGTGCGGACACGCTCACCGCGAGCGCGACCACCGTCCTAGCCGACACGGCGACCGCGACGGACGCCTTCACGGTGACCGTGTCGCTCGGGCTCGCCGAGTACGTGACCGCGACGGACGCGCTGCTCATCGGCGGGAACGTCACGCGCGGCCAGATGTACGGCACCGACCGCACCGGCCCGACCGCAAACGCCACCGACCGCACCGGGCCGAGCGTCAAGGGCACCGACCGGACCGGCGCCACGGCCAACCCGACGGAACGCACCGGGCCGACGACGAACCCGACCGCACGTACCGGCTCGACGATGAACGGAGGCTGAGCATGTCCTACCCCTTGGGCGCCGTCATCCCGATCACCGTCACGATCCGGGACGCCGCAGGCGTGGCAGCGAACGCCACCCTCGTGCAGCTCACGATCACGCTCCCTGACGGGACGACGTCCGGGCCGACGACCGTCACGGGCACGGTCGGCGTCTACCCCTACGACTACGCCGCTCCAGTCGGTGGGCACTACACGTGGGTCATGGTCGCTACCGGGACCAACGCCGGTTCCTGGGAAGGCTCGTTCGACGTCGCCCCGCGCGCGCAGTCCGGCCCCCAGCGATACGCGACCCTGGCCGACCTGCAAGCCCAGATCACCGACCGGACCTCCGAGGCACCCCGGCTGCTGGCACTGCTCGACGCCGCATCGACCGCTGTGGAGAACCATTGCGGCCGCCGGTTCACCCGTGGCGCGACCGTGACGGACCGGCTGTTCGCGCCCCGCATGTCCGACGAGTTGCTCGTGGACGACATCGCGACCACGACCGGGCTCATCGTGAGCACCGGGCTCGGTGCGTCCTGGTCCGTCGTGCCCGCCAGCGCCTACTACCCGTACCCGCTGAACTCTGACAGCTACGGCCGCCCGTACACCAAGATCGTCGGTAGCTTCTCCCCGTCCGCCCTGCCGACCGTGAAGGTCTCGGCGGTGTGGGGATGGCTGGCCGTGCCGGGGCCGGTCGCGGAGTCGGTGCTGCTGCTCGCGTCGCGGCTCGCGTCGCGGCGGTCGAGCCCCACCGGCGTGGCCGGGTTCGGCGACTACGGCGTCGTGCGGATCAGCACCACGGACGCTGACGTCCGCGAGCTGCTGTCGAACTACACGCTGCCGGGCATCGCGTGAACCTGGCCGCGATCCGCGCCGGCATCGCCGCCGTCAACTACGGCGACATGGACGCGCTGCCGTACATCCCGGACACCATCACGCCGATCACGATCGCGGTCGGCCGGATGCAGATGAACTACAACCAGACCATGAGCGGGCTGGTCGAGGTCGCCGTGACGTTGCACGCGTTCTCCTCCCGCGCCGACACATGGCAGGGCCAGGACGACCTGATGGCGCCGGGTGGTCTCAAGGCGTCGCTCGAGACGGACCGGACCCTCGGTGGCGTGTGCTCGGAGCTCCGCGTCGAGACGTGCGACGGCCCCGGCATCGCCGACGTCGGCGGACAGCAGTACTGGGCAGCCAACTGGACAGTGAGGGTGTGGGGTCAGTGAGTGCACAGGCGCTGGTAGACGCGCAGATCTTGGTCAACGGGGCGAACCTGTCGGGGCAGGCGAACAAGCTCATGGCGTCCGGCTCGGTGGACGACCTCGACGCCACGACGTTCGCCTCGGGCGGGTGGAAGGAAGTCGCCGCCGGGCTCGGGTCGCACGAGTGGTCCGCCGAAGGGTTCTGGGCAGCCGGCACCGCCGGACTCCCGGACGACCGGCTGTGGGCCGACCTCGGCGTCAACGCCGCGTGGACCGCGACCGCTGCGGCGGCCGAGGGTTCGGTGGCCTACCTGGGCAACGTCATGTCGGGTTCGTTCGTCGTCGGCGGCGAGGTCGGCACGCTGGCCCCGTTCACCGCGAAGGGCATCGGGTCCGGGCGCCTCGTCCGGGGCACCCTCGTCAACGCACCGGGGACCGCCCGGGGCACGACGGGCACGGGCACAGCGTTCCAGCTCGGCGCGCTGTCCGCGACGCAGCTCATGACTGCCGCGCTGCACGTGTGCTCCGTCGCCGGCACGACACCGACCCTGGTCGTCAAGCTCCGCTCGAGCGCGACCGCCGGTGGCGCCTACGTCGACCGCATCACGTTCACCTCGGCGAACACGATCAGCTCGCAGCTGCTCACCGTCGCCGGTGCCGTCACCGACACGTGGTGGCGCGCGGAATGGACCATCGGCGGCACCACCCCATCGTTCCTGTTCGCGCTCGCCGCAGGTATCTGACCCCACCACAGAAGGAGCACCGCGATGGCCGTCATGTGCCTCACGGCTGAGTACATCACCATCAACGCCAGCGACCTCAAGACCTACGTGAAGAAGGCGGAGCTCACGGTCGAGGTCGACGACCTGGAGACCACGAACTTCGCGTCGGCGGGCTGGAAGGAGGTCATCGGCGGTCTCAAGTCGGGGACCCTGGCGATCACCGCGAACGATGACTTCGCCCTGCGTCGGACGGACTCGATCATCTGGCCGCTCCTGGGCACGGTGGTGCTGTTCGAGGTCCGTCCGACGCAGGGCGCAGCGAGCACCTCGAACCCGAAGTTCACCGGGAGCGTGATGATCAACAGCACGACGGCCGGTGGCGACGTCGGCTCGCTGGCCGAAAAGGACTTCTCGTTCCCGACGTCCGGAGCGGTCACCCGCGCCACGAGCTGATGCCCGTCGAGTACACCGTCGACCAGAAGGCCGTGCATGTCATCGCTGCGGCGATGAAGGCCGAGGAGGACGGGAAGGCGCTGCGGCGGGACCTGCTGCGGGAGATGCGCGCCGTGGGCAAGCCGCTGGTGCCCGAACTCCAGTCCGCTGTGCGCAGCGTCCCAGCGGTCACCACGGCCGCTCCTGGGCTGCGTGACGCGGTCGCTGCGGGCATCAAGGTCGGGGTGCGGATGTCGGGGAAGTCGACCGGCATCAAGGTCACGGTCGGCGCGACGCCGGGTGTGCGCGGGTTCCGGTTCGCCGGCCGCGCTCTGAACCGTGCGAAGGGCTGGCGTCACCCGGTGTTCGGCCGAGACAAGTGGGTGCAGCAGGCCGGGAAGCAGTGGTTCGAGCCGCCGCTGCTGGCCCGGCGCGATGAGGTTCGCACGGCGGTCCTGACTGCCGTGGAGTCGATGGCCCAGCGGATAGCCGCACGGGCGAAACAGGGAGCAAAATGATCGTCACGTTCACGCCGTCCGAGGACGACGTCCGCAAGTACACGTTCGACCCGAGGACGTTCCCGAACCCTGATGCCGAACGCATCGAGGAGCTGACGGGACTGCCGTGGGCGGAGGCGAACGCGGCGATCATGAAGGGCAGCGCGAAGGCACGCCGTGCGCTGGTGTTCTGCTTCGAGCGCCGGGCTCACCCGTCGCTGTCGTGGGCGGCGTTCGGTGACTTCCCGGTGTCGGCGATTCAGGTGGACTTCGACCGCTCCGAGCTGGAGACGATGGCGGAGAAGGTCGACACGACGCCGGGGCTGTCCGAGGCGGACAAGGCGGCAGCGCGTGAGCAGTTCGCGACGCTGATGGAGGACGCACCCGAGGTCCCAAAAGCCCCCGAGCCGCAAGGCGTTTCCTCTACATAGCGAACTTCGCTCACCTGTTCGACATCCGACCGTGGGAGATGGACCTGCTCACGGTCGGTGAGTTCGACGCGCTCGCCGCTGCTGTGGACGACTTTGAGAAGGGGAGGTAGTCCCGGTGCCCGACACCTCTCTCGTGTTCGACATCCTGGCGAACGACAAGACCACGGCGGGACTGTCGTCGGCGAAGAAGCGCGCCACCATCGCGTTCGCTGCGATCGGTGCCGCTGCTCTGGCCTACGGGGCGATCGCGGTCAAGGCCGCGACGGAGGACGCGCAGGGGCAGGCGACGCTGGCGAACTCGCTCAAGAACTCCACCGGCGCCCGAGACTCAGACGTCGCCTCGGTGGAGGACTGGATCGGGAAGGTCACGCTGGCCACCGGCGTCGCCGACGACCAGTTGCGGCCGGCGCTCGCGACCCTGGCGCGCGCCACGGGTGACGTGGGCAAGGCTCAGGACCTGCTGTCGCTCGCGATGGATGCCTCGGCCGCCACCGGGAAGGATCTCGGTGCGGTGTCGACAGCGCTGGCGAAGGCGCAGAACGGCAACGTGGGCGGGCTGGCGAAGCTGGGCATCGCGACGAAGGACGCCAGCGGAAAGACCCTGTCGTTCCAGAAGGTCGTGGAGAAGATGCAGGGCCAGTTTTCCGGTGCCCAGGCGGCCAAGACGGACACCTTCGCGGGCAAGATCTCCGTGATGCAGAACTCGCTCGACGAGGCCACGGAGTCTGTCGGCTACGGGCTGCTGCCGATCCTCACGACGCTGGCGACGTTCATGGTGGCGAACGTCCTCCCGGTGATCCAGTCCGTGACCGACTGGCTCGGGAAGAACTCGAACGCGACCATGGTCCTGGTCGGCATCGTCGCTGTCGCGACCGCCGGCATCGTCGCGATGAACATCGCGACGAAGATCGCCGCCGCCGCGCAGGCTGCGTGGACGATCGTGACCGGCATCGCGACTGCAGCGCAGTGGGCGTGGAACGCCGCCATGACGGCGAACCCCATCGGCCTGGTCATCCTCGCCGTCGTCGCGTTCATCGCCGCCCTGGTGCTGCTGTACAAGAACAGCGAGACCGTGCGGAACGTCATCGACGCTGTGTGGACCGGGATCAAGTCGGCGATCGGTGGCGTCGTCTCCTGGTTCCAGAACACTGCCTGGCCGATCATCTCGACCGTCATCGGCTACATCATCGGCTACTACAAGACCCTCTGGACAGTGGTCTCCACGGTGTTCACCAGCATCCAGGGGGCCATCTCTGGTGTCGTCTCCTGGTTCCGGGACAAGGCGTGGCCGATCATCAGCACCGTCATCGGCTACATCGTGGGTTACTACAAGACCCTCGGCGGTGCTGTGAAGACCGTGTTCGACGGCATCCAGGGCGCCATCTCCGGCGTCGTCAACTGGTTCGAGGACAAGGCGTGGCCGAAGATTCAGAAGGTCGGCGGCTGGATCTCGGGCATCTGGGACTCGATCGGGTCCGCCGCGAGCGGGGCGTTCTCCGGCATCGGCAAGGTCTTCCGTGACGCCATCAACTCGGTCATCCGCATCTGGAACGACCTGTCGCTGACGTTCAGCCTGGGGCCGGTCTCCAAGACGTTCGACACCCCGAACATCCCGTACCTCGCGGACGGCGGCATCGTGACGCGGCCGACGCTGGCGATGATCGGTGAGGCCGGGCCGGAGGCGGTCGTCCCGCTCAACGGCCGATACGGCGTGGGCGGCGGTGCGCAGATCACGGTGCACGTCAACGGTGTCAACGACCCGACCGCTGTCCGAGCTGCTGCCCGTCAGGGCGCCGCTGAGGGCTATGCGATCGCGCGACGAAGGATCGGTGTGGCGTGAGCCAGTATCGTTTGGTTCCGAACGCCGCGCCGACCTATCCGTCGGGCGATCCGTTCGTCGAGCAGGGCGGCACCGTTGTCGGTGGCATCCTCAACGACGGCAGCGACGCGACGCGTCTGACCGGTGGGACGTTCGCCGCGCTCAAGGACGCGTGGTTGGACTGCACGACGCAGACGCTCTACGCCAACGAGTTCGTGTCGAGCATCCAGGTCGGCGGTCGCGGACTGCTCTCCGCTTCCTCCGGCGTTGGCAGTTGCGCGATCCAGGCGAAGACCGGCGGCTACGCGGGCGGCATCTTCTCGACGGCCTACTTCACCACGTCATCGCCGGTGTCCACCACCGGTGGCGGCGAGGTGAGCGGCTACACCGTCTCGCAGGCGCAGATCGACGGACTGGGAGTGTACCTGCGGCTGCTGAACTTCTCATCCGGCGCGTCCTACGCCTCGACGGACCTGGACGAGGCATACGTCCTACTGAACACCAGCAGCATCCCAGTCGCCCCGGCTGTGTCGGCGCCGACAGCGACGGTCGCCAGCGCGACCCGGCCAGGGATCGCCTGGGCGCACTCGGACAAGCTCTACGCCACTCCGTCGTTCAAGCAGCTCACGAGCAACGTCGCCACCATCACGACCTCAGCGGCCCATGGGTACCAGATCGGGCAGACCGTCACCGTCTACACCACCGACGCCGTGTTCGACGGCACCTTCACGATCACGGCCGTTCCGACGAGC